TACGAAAACTACAGAGGACTTTACAACAAGTCTGTTAAGTTTAGAGACTCTGAGAAGTCTCGTATCTTTGTAAAGATTACTAAAACAAAAGTACTTGCTGCTTTTGGTCAACTAGTTGATGTAATCTTTGGTACAGGCAAGTTTCCAATTGGTATTGCTGAAACTAAAATACCAGAAGGTGAGTTAGCAAGTGCACACTTAGATACTCAAACAGGTGCACCCGGTATTGAAAGTACTATGGGTGGTGGTGAGTTACCAGATGATATTGGTAACAGAATAGAAAACCCATACGATGTTGGATACGAGGGTGATGGTAAAGTTTTAAAACCCGGAGCTACTTTCCAAAAAGGAATCTTTGAAGAAAGTCTTGAGGATAAAGTAGAAGATCAATTGGTTGAAGGCTTTAGTCCAATACCTACAGCGTTAGAAATTTCTCCAGCACAAAAAGCTGCAAGAAGAATGGAAAAACTTATTCACGATCAAATAGATGAATCAAAAGGTTCATCAGAAATTAGAAATGCTCTTTTAGAATCTTCTCTACTTGGTACAGGGATTGTAAAAGGACCTTTCAATTACAACAAGAAACTTCACAAATGGGAAACCGGTGAAGATGGTGAAAGAACTTATAACCCGTTAGAAGTTAGAGTACCTAGAATTGAGTTTGTTAGTTGTTGGGATTTTTACCCAGACCCTGCAGCTACTAGTATTGAAGAATGTGAATATGTAATTCACAGACACAAGCTAAACAAATCTCAACTTAGACAACTGCGTAACATGCCTTACTTTGATGAGGATGCTATACGTAATTGTATACAGATGGGAGCTAACTACGAAGAAAAAAGCTTTGAGTCACAATTAAAAGATGATGCAAGAGCTGACGAAGACTATCAAACAAACTTTGAAGTTTTTGAGTACTGGGGAATCATGGATGCAGAGTATGCACGTGAAGTTGGTATTGAAATAGATGATGACATTGATGATCTAGACGAAGTTCAAATCAATGCTTGGGTGTGTGGTGATAGTTTATTAAGAGCAGTGGTCAATCCATTTACTCCTTATAGAATACCTTACCACGCTTTCCCATACGAAAGAAACCCTTATAATTTCTTTGGTATTGGTGTAGCTGAGAACATGGATGATTCTCAACAGATTATGAACGGTCACGCAAGAATGGCTGTAGATAACCTAGCAATGGCTGGGTCTTTGGTGTTTGATGTAGATGAGTCTGCTTTAGTTGGTGGACAGTCTATGGAAATATATCCGGGTAAGATATTCAGAAGACAAGCTGGTATGCCCGGACAAGCTATACATGGTTTGAAGTTTCCTAACACAGCACCAGAAAACATGATGATGTTTGACAAGTTTAGACAACTTGCAGACGAACAAACAGGGATACCTAGTTACTCACACGGACAAACAGGTGTACAAAGTATGACAAGGACTGCTTCGGGTATGTCTATGTTACTCGGTGCATCAAGTTTAAATATTAAAACAGTTGTTAAAAATCTTGACGACTTTTTATTAAGACCTCTCGGTGAGGCTTTCTTCCAGTGGAACATGCAGTTCTTTGAAGGTGGTCTAGATGTCAAAGGTGATTTAGAAGTTAAAGCTACTGGAACAAATAGCTTGATGCAGAAAGAAGTACGAAGTCAAAGACTAACTACTTTCTTACAAACTGCACAAAATCCTGCTATTGCTCCATTTGTTAAAATTTCTAAACTTGTAAGTGAACTTGCCTACAGCTTAGATTTAGACCCTGATGAAATACTCAATGACCCTGAAGAAGCTGCAATTATGGCACAAATTATAGGTATGCAAAATGCTGGACAAACAACTAGCCCTGAAGCTCAAGGCGGTAACGGGCAACCAAATAATATGGGAAGCCTTGCAGGAACACCTGCACAACCTCAAGACCTTGGACCTACAGGCACTGGCGGTGGCAACATCGGAATCGGAAATGTTCCGGTTGCAGGGGAAGATCAATTCTCTGGTACGCCTAGAGCAGTTGCCGGAGCAGGTTAAAGAAGCAGTAAACAGAAAGGAAGAAACATGAGTGACGATATAAATAAAAAACACATTGAAAAAAAAATGAGTTTATTAGAAAAAATTTATTTTGATGATTCAGATAAATATACTAATAAAGAAAGAGCTGAAGCTGCACAAAAACATCGAACACTAGGAGAACTTATCGGAGACGATACAGTTTTAGTTGGTCCATCTAAAAAAACACCGATAGATAAGCCCGGTGCTAGAAGGGCTAAAAAACGAGGAACATTTGAAATGGGTGGATTATTAGAAGATGAAAGAGTAGGTTATGCTGAAGGAACACCTGAAGAAACAGAAAAAAAAGAATACCCACTATCTCATGTTGGTGAAAAAGAAACTACAATTAAAAAAGCTGTTAATGATATTAAATTACAAAAAGAGTTAATTGATCGCTATGATTTAGAACCAGATGGATTTTTAATGGAGTTAAAAAAGTATAGTGATAGAATAAATAAATTAACAGGTGGGCAAGTTAAACTTGACATGAACAATGATGATATGCTAGATGCTAAAGATTTTGAAATGTTAAGAGATAAAAATGCTGAAGGTGGAGACATAGATGGTCAAATGGCTATGCTAATGATACCAAAAGAACCTCAAGACGATATGATGCCTGAAGAGGAGATGCTTCCAGACGATGAGATGGAAGATGAATACTTAGATTTTATTTTAGATGAAGCATTAGATAGCGAAGAAGAAGACTATCTAATGTCACAGTTACAAGACAACGATAGACTTAGCGAAATATTCGATAAAGTCATAGACGTTGCACAAGAATTTGCTGGGTCTGGTCCTGTTGAAGGTCCGGGTTCAGGAGTCTCTGACAGCATACCCGCAAGGTTATCTGATGGAGAATTTGTCTTTACTGCTAAAGCTGTAGAAGAAATCGGAGCCGACAACTTAATGGCAATGATGAAAGATGCAGAAATGAAAGCAGATGAAAGACAGGGTTTAGCTGAAGGTGGACAACCTGAAGAAGAAGAGATTGTTGTAATGCCGGTTGAAGAACCTGCAAGTCAACAAGACATTCGTGTTACTAAAACAACCGTTGGTTCCGAAGCTTCACAGCAAGAAGTCAACGACTTAGTAGACGAAGAAGTCAAAAAGTCTATGCTTAGAGGGAGCAGAAACTTAGGCTAAACAAACTTAACGGTAGGGCTACCTTATGTCATAAGCACCCTATCATTTTTAAACCGAAAGGCTACCTTTACAAGACAAGCCCTGCACAGTCGACACACGCAGCTACCTTGTTAAATGAAAGCCCCCGTAGGAGAAGAATATGACTACTGAAGTACAAGAGGAAAATGCCAACCCTTACAACCAAAAAAAATCTTGGCACACGGATATAGATGAAAACTTTGAAGACTCTAACGGTCTTTACTTTGAAAAGCCAAAAGCTAAATCAAAAAAAGTAGAAGCTGTATCTGAAGAACCTGTAGAACAGGAAGCAACTAGGGATGAACCTTACAAGCGACCTGACTACAAGAAACGTTACGATGACTTGAAAAAGCATTATGACTCTAAACTAAATGAATTTAAGTCTAGAGAACAAGAGTTATTAGAAAAGGCTGCTGAAAACAGACCTCAGTATAAAGCTCCTAAATCTCCAGAAGAACTTGAAAAGTTTAGAGAAGAGTATCCTGATGTCTACGAAGTTGTAGAAACTGTTTCTCACCTTCAAGCTGAAGAGAAATCTAAGGACCTGAAAGAGAAACTTGAAAGACTGCAACAACGTGAGCAAGAATTAATTCGTAAAGATGCTGAAAAGCGATTGATGGATAAGCATCCTGACTTTGAAGATATTCGCAATAGTGATGATTTTCATGGTTGGGCTAAAGAGCAGCCTAAGTCTATCCAAGATTGGGTATACAACAATGCTGACGATGCTGATCTAGCTTCAAGAGCTTTAGATTTATTTAAACGTGATATTGGTATAGATACTGTACAGAAGAAGTCAAGTTCTAAAAAGTCCAGAAAGTCTGCTGCTGATATGGTCTCAACTAAAACAACAACGGTTGAACCACAACAACAGAAAGTTTGGACAGAAAAGGAGATTGCAGCTATGTCTATGGATGAATTTGACCGGCACGAAGCCGAGATAAGTGAAGCCATGCAACAAGGCAGAATTGCAAAATCATAACTATTAACTTTATAACTTAGGAGAATATCATGGCTCAATATTTTGAACCTGCAACTGATACCGATGCTAACTTTGCAAACTCCGTAAGTGGACAGGCTAATAGTTTCTTCCTACCTTCGATTTACTCTAAAAAGGTTTTAAACTTTTTTAGAAAGTCTTCGGTTGTAGAAGCTATTACTAACACCGACTATGCCGGTGAGATTTCTGCTTATGGAGACTCAGTTAAAATCATTAAAGAACCCGTAATCTCTGTTTCTGATTATACCAGAGGACAGGATACTACGCCAACAAAACTAACAGACCAAGAACTTACTTTGGTTGTTGATAGTGCTAAAGCTTTCAAATTCATCGTAGATGATATTGAAACTAAAATGTCACACGTCAACTTCAAAGAAGTAGCTTCTAGTTCTGCTGCTTATGCATTGAAAGATTCTTTTGATGCTGCTGTTATCGCTAACATGTTTAGTGGTTTGTCTGCTTCTTCACCTGACCACGTGTTAGGTGCTGATAATGCGACTGCTTTAGGTGCTAACGTATATGACGGTACTGGTTCTGTTGACATTGGTTTATCAAGTGAAACTGACCCTCTTAACCTTATGGCTAGAATGGCAAGACTACTTGACGAGCAAAACGTACCTGAAGAAGGTCGTTGGTTCGTTGCTGGTCCTGATTTCTACGAGCAACTAGGACAATCAAGTTCTAAACTGCTTTCTGTAGACTTCAACGCTGGTCAAGGTTCTATAAGAAACGGTCTAGTCTCAAGTGGAAAACTCAGAGGATTTGATATGTACAAATCTAACAATATCGCTGCGACTTCAAACGCAACTGGTAAAGTGTTAGCTGGACATATTTCATCTACTGCAACTGCTCAAACTATCATCTCAACTGAAGTCCTTCGTGACCCAAGTTCTTTCGGTGATATCGTTAGAGGATTGCATGTATATGGTTCTAAAGTCCTTAGAGACGAAGCACTAGTAGGTGCTTTCTACTTAATCGACTAATTGTTGAAACTCGGGGGAGTCTTCGGACTCCTCCACTTTTTAAAAGGAATTTATTATGCATTGTGGAACAAAAAGAATGAAAAAGAAAATGGGTGGACATTCTGATGTTGGTAATCAAATGGCTAGACGTGAAATAAAATATGGTGGTGCTATGTCTAGAGAAGGTCTAAAGAAAGGTGGACAACCTTCATACAAACACGGTGAGTGTCCTAAAGGTAAAGCCTGTTAATGAAAGTTCAAGCACCCAAAGGTTATCACTGGATGAAGTCCGGTAAGTCTTACAAATTAATGAAAGACCCTAAGACAGGTTATGCAGCTCATAAAGGAGCTAGTAAATCTGCAAACTTCCCAATTCAAAAGGTTCATAAAAAATAATGGCAACAACATACTTAGATTTAACTAACGAAGTTCTTAGAGAACTCAACGAGATACCTCTTACTTCTGCAAACTTTGCAAACGCTGTAGGACTTCAACAGTTTGTCAAGGATGCCATCAACAAGTCTATATTCGATATAGCAAATGAAGAACCCCAGTTACCATTTTTTGCAGTAGGCGAAAGTGGTGCAA